GTGCAAAGCCTTGTGTGTCTCAGTTTTGCCTCATAGGTAATGAGGCTTTAACTGCGATGCAGTAATCAATACTAAAATTTACTTAAAATTCATAAATACACCAGATAAAAACAATCCCGCATTTTTATGCGGGATATACTGCATTTATTGCAACTACATTGCCATTAATATAAACATAGCCAATTCGTCATAACGAATTCCGTAGCGTCCTCCTGCTTTTTTTACAAGAATCATATCTCCTGTTTTATATTGAGAATAAATTTTCTCACCTGTATCAGGATCTGTGCTCTCTTCAGTTATCACCTCTTCACCCCATACGTCAGGCCATTCATCGTAACACCAAAAAGCATATTGCTCAGGGTTTAAACCATGCTTTCTAAGAATATCCCCTACGGTTTGAGCGCCAACGCCAAAATGATACCTGGACGACTCAATTCCTTTGTGATTAATTGAGTCATTAAATTTAAATTTATAGATGACTGACTTTATTTCAATAGCGGCATCACGCTCTGCATTAAGAATATCATATCTTGTTTTAAGAGTTTCATCTGATGTATTGATTGACCCGGTTCCTGCATAAATAACAGAGCATCTGTTTGATGGCTGTCCAATAGCTTTAACATTATCATCAACAGGAGCTATTTTATTAGCATCTGCCAACCACCAGTCTGTTCCATCAGCGTGACCGATTCTTACTCTTATCCCACTTCTAATATTTAAACTTCCAGTATTACTCTGTAAATTACAATCTCCTGACGTTGGTCCAAGCAGTACAGTTTTACCAACACCACATACTACTCTGGCATTTCCTTTTTGTGATACGAGTCTTGACTCACCTCCTGACTGCTCAGGAAGAGATTTATGGTCTATAAATGCATCGCGGGGGTTAAATACACCGTCTCCAGAATTATATCTTCCTCCTGTATAGTTGTTAAATACAGGACCCCAGTCAACGCCATTGCCTTCAGAGCACCCGACCATTCTAAGCACTCGAGTATTCCCTGCTGCATATGGTAATGAGCTTGTTGATTGCCTGGAAGCTATCATACGTGCTCCATAACCAATAGCATTACCACCATTTATAGTTACATATGCTTGCTGGCTTTCGAAATATGTACTGTAAAAGTTCATATTTCCACAGTCATGTAGATGAATAAGAACATCATCCCATCCCTGAATGGTTCCTGCATGTACCTGTACACCGCGAACTGGTTCCCCTGAAACCTCCATACACTCTGATGGTCGGCTGAATGGTTGAGACAGGTATTGCGATGTGGCAAGCAGATGTGTGTGGTGATACAGGCTGGTAATGTAGCAATCGAAAAATTGCGTTCCCGCCATACCAAAGTTATCTATGTCATTTCGCCGTATAGTAGAACCTACTGTTGCCTCAGAAGCGTTAGACACTCCAGTAAATACTAACTTATCACCGGATACGGATAATCCTGAATAAGTGAAATTCCTGCCTCCCGATCTTAAAACCCCGGACGTTTCGAAGGTGTGGCTTGATGACCATGGGATTTCGATAGTGCTGGACGTTACCGCTGTAATTCGGAATACATCATGGGCGCGGATCGAAACACCCTTGAATCCCTGGAATCTACAGTGATAATAGTTTTCATCCTCGCCCTGAGCGGCCAGCGTGCCAGATACAGGAATGTTCGTTTTTAAAAGTGCCGTCTTGCGCCAGTATCCAACCACCTGCAAATTGCGGTATTCATTGCCAAAAGACGCACGTGACCAAATACCTACATCCCACTCATCGCCAAGACCGGTATTTGCAATGTCTTTATAACCATCCAGCCCATTGAAATATGGAACAATACGAAAGTTCTCAAGGCGAACACATCCTGTCTCTGGCATCAATATTGCGGCAGAGAATGGTTTAAGCGTGGCTCTTGTAGCCCCATTAGCATCACCGTTAGTAAAATCCAATAAATCATATGATGACGCAGGTGCCGTTGTTGTATACGGGTCTTCGGAAGATGGATTAGAAACCACACCACCACTAACATCCATATTAGAAACACAATCTACAGTATATTTTTTATTTCCTACACCGTACATCAGGAATGTGGTCCCTGTGGTAATATCAGGAGCAAATGTTGCAGTATATCCGGAGACCCATTTGCCCACACCAAGACCAATTATCCCACCACCAGAAACAGGTGTTAACGTATCCGTTATTACATACGCATTATCAGTACCATAAATAACCTTTCCTGTGTTAATGGCAGCTTGCCACGCGGCCCAGTCTATTGACTGAGATAATGAGTCAACAAAAGGATATAAGGATTTTGCTTCAGAAATTGAAGAAAACCACTCAGATAATGGATGATATTTCCCATCCCCAATTGCTCCAAATTGTTTTACATTTAAGAAAAGAGCATTGTTTTCATGCTGAGTTATAGTTACAGCCCCGGTAAATGGCTGCCTTACCCCAATTAATGCATCACCTTTTGAATCATCATTAATGTATGCTCCTGATTGAGATAACTGCTCTTTGAAGTCTGGGCCAAACTGATCTGGATCGTATTTTAATACATTTGGAAAATAAAACTGCTGAGTGCCATAAGCATCGTAAACAGCCATAGAATGGCCTTGCACGGTTACGAATTTGGCAATCTGTCCGTTATATACCGGATATCCGGCAGCGTTAATGATTATTGGTTGCGAAACAGGAATGTGAGAACCGTCTTCGTTCTCTACATAAACCTGAATCTGGTTTTCAGGATTTACCGGGTCAGTGTCAATTTTACCGATATAAATTTTGCCATTGGCTACGGCTTTAAAAGAACGCGCCATAGTGAAGAGTTGCGAAGGCATACTCACTACAACATTGGCTGTAATGTCTGTCATTTAATTTGCTCCAGATACAAGGAATCGCCGCAGCATTGCCACAGTGATGCATTATTAATCAAACAAAGAGACCACTGTGGTCTTATTGAGGATGCAACCAGCAGATAATAAGATGCCGATCCACTCACAAAAGCGAGGCATCAAGAATGGGAAGAGATGACCCGCAATTTAATCTGCGGCTACCTTACGAATTAAAGGAAAAACTAAAACAGCGAGCCAAATCCAATGGCCGCTCTCTTAATTCAGAATTAGTTCAGATAGTGACTGATGCCGTATCAAAGCCATCCAAAATTTCAGGCTATCGAGACGATGCGGAACGCATCGCTGATGAGCAGTCTGAACTTGTTAAGAAGATGGTGTTTGATACGCTGAAGGATTTGTACAAAAAACCCACCTGAAGGTGGGTTAATTTTTGCATTTACCTGGGCCATATTGACTACTTATAAAATGAGATCAATATTTAATCGCCCAATAACGGGTGTATGTTGAGGTATATCATGGCGAAAAAACCAGGTGAAAACACAGGAAAAAACGGCGGAATATACCAAGAAGTTGGCCCACGCGGCGGTAAGAAAGACAATTTTGCAACCGTCAAGGACAACGAAAGGCTTCCACCAACAACAAAGCCAGGTCATGGCTGGGTATTGGATAAGCGAACTCCAGACAGCAAAAAGTAATAATCAAGCCGGGTCACTCCGGCTTTTTGATATGTCGCTCGCAGAACTCAACAAGCCTGCTCATTAAGTAGCAGTAAGTCTCGTTGGCTCTTCCTGGTTCAACATCAACACCTACCCTTGAGCAGATATCGAATGCCATGTGAGCGCACTCATGGGCAATAGTAGATAGTTTGCCATTGAACACGCCTATCACATGCAAAACACCATTCTCGCTACTCATTGTATGAGACGCTCCGTTGGCGTCCGAGTCATGCACGTCAACGCCAAGTTTTTGATGCAGGCGTTGCCATTCTGGAAAGTCTCTACAAAACACAATTGTACCGCTCTCAAAGAGCGGAACGAGCATCTTTGGTACGTTTCCAATGTTAACTTTTTTCATGGTATCCTGCGCAAAACTAAGGAGAGTTAATTATATGAAAAAATCACTGTTAATTATCCCGCTTCTGCTGGCTGGGTGCGCAAAAGTAAGTGACTATCAAGCAAGTTGCGAACAACGCTATCAAAAGCTTAGCGATATGGCTAATTGCCTTGATGCCAGTGTGAAGAACGACTCACGCATGGCATCAGCACCAACACCTAAGCTGTATGTCCTTGCTGCAAAGATGCTCGGGCAAGGTGTCGATGAAGGCAAGATAAGTGACGCACAGGCAAGACTTGAGCTTCAGAATCTTTATGTTCAATTACAAAGCCAAGAACAAGCCCAACAAATAGCACAAAGCCAAGCATTCCAGCAGGCTTTATTGAATTATCAGGCTGTAAACACAATGCAAGCGATCGAGCAAAAAGCGCGCCAGCCTGTTATAACTCAACCTTACCCAACACGCGTTGACACATATACAAACTGCAATTCAGGATTTGGAAACGCGGTAACATGCAACAGTAGCAGTAACATCAGATAACAATCAGCAAAGGTATCGCCTATGCAGAGGAATACGATAAACCTCGCGTTCTACATATTTGGTTTTTGCACGTTCCTGGTGTTTGAAAGGCTATTCTGACAACGAATCAGACTTAGCACCCTGCGTCAGTGCATTAATCGCTTTTTGCGCTTGCTGCATGGCTTTCTCAAACGCTGTCGATCCGCGTGGTGTGTTTGCCATTCGGAGCATTGCATTTCTGAATGGTTCGCTCTCATAGGCGCGAGTAAGAAGTCCGTAGCTTACCGCTGCGCCAGTTGTCGCCGGGTTCATTGCTGTCCCATACCCGATAATGAACGGGATGGTTTGCTGCCCTGTTGGTGTTGTTACTGCCGCTTTTGCAGCCTGCTGCGTGGATTGCAGGTAGTTTTTCAATCCTTTCAGATAAGCAGCGTCCTGCCCCTTAAATGTGATGCCAGTCTGGTTTTGCAGGATGTTAAGCTGTCGAAGGAACTGATCAGGGGAACCACCTGATTTCTCCATCGCCTTTCCAATGATGCCATTGCGCATTTGCGCCCTGCCAACACGACCAACTGAGTTATACAGCGTCTTAATTTCCGATTTGTTCTTGCTGAATAGCATGTTGTTGACAACTTCCGGCGTCAGGTCGCCTTTCATGAGAACATTCTTCAGCATGGTATTCTTTAGTTTCGCCGCTTCGTCAGCGTAGACGGCATTGGCCTGCTGATATTTACGGAGAGTATCGTTGCCAAGATTCTGACCAATGGCACCATTGATATCGTCGGTCATTGCCTTGTAAACGCGCTGAATGGCAGCATCGGAACGGTTTGGTAACACTGGTCGCTCACCCTTCACATCCATTCTGAACTGGCTGCGCAGATCGCTTAATTGCTTCAAATCCAGATTTACCGGACCATCAGGACCAGCATTGCGAACAAGCTCATCACGATAGGACTGAAGTTTTGAAATAGTCTCGTTATCAGCAACCTTACCAAGCTTCTGCAGGTTAGATATTTCTGTATCAATCTGCTGAATTGCTCTTGCAGGCTGAATGTTTATTCCCGCCATAGCATTCTGAACCTGCTCCAGTCGATTACCGGCGGCACGACGAATTCCTGATGTTTTCGCTTTAAGGCTGTCAATAACAACCGCTGGATCATACTCACCGAATTTATCAGCAAATCTCTGAACCAACTGGCTTCTCGCTTCCTGTTGCGTTGCTCTCATTCCGCTTGTGCCAGCCAGGGGGATATTTTCTGCTGTCGTTTGCGCCATTTTTCCGACGCGGGAAGTAGGCTGTAACAGGTCTGTGGTGTGCAGAGGAACTCCTTCACGCTCTGCAAATCTGATAGCCTGCTGCGCTTCTGGCGCAATAGCACCACGAACGCCACGATAAGCAGCACCTAATCCACGTCCGGCAGCGTTAATAGCACCGCCAGCCAGAACGCCAACGCCTAAATCGGTGGCGAGTGCTTCCGCATCATCTTTCGCACTATTTGCAGCAAGTGATCCAACTGCGTTTTCTGCTAGAAGGCGAGTTGCCCCCTGAGCAATTCGACCAGCAAGTGTTGGTGCCTGTGCTGCCGCTCTCTCAACGCCAGCAGGAGTGAGGTAAGGCAATGCTTCAGCAAATACCCTTCCCTCTGTCGTTTGTGGAGTGAGCGCGCCTTGCTGAAGGCCAAAGTCCTGCTCTAACCCCTGCGTTGTTACTCGTGGCGCTGGTTGATATGTACCATCGCCAATGCCGAGTTTACCGCCAGCCCATGCCGCCGCGCTTGTTACAGCATCGGCAACTGATGCAGGTATGTTTGCCACGTTCACGCCAGCCTGCACCAGTCCGCGACCAGTTTCTTTCACGGCTTCACCAAGATCCGACATAAATCCACTTTGCTGTGGTTGTTGCTGTGATACTGGTTGTTGTGTCTCCACTGGCTGCACAGATGGCAATGGATAGGCAGCATAGAAAGCTTGCTTAGCCTGCTCTGCATTTTCTCCGGCTTGCGGGGCAACGACTTCATTGAAGTATTGCTCCTGAGCCTGCGCTTTTTGTTCTGGTGCTAACGCCTGATACTGTGGAGAGGCGATAACATCTTTCCATGCTTTAGCCATTAATCACCCCATAGCGAAGAAAAGTTACTGCCAGTAGTAGATTGTTGCCCTGGCATATTCTGCACCGGCTCCTGATAATCAAACTGTTTTTTAACAGTGCTCAACTTGCTTTCAAGCTGATTTCTAATCTTTCCGATAGAGTCACGAAAAGCCTTTTCACTCATTTTGGGGCTTAGGGCACCAACCGCATCGGATAATTTTTTACCCTCTGCATCTGAAAGAGCGCCCATACCCTTCAGGGACTGCACCATAGGAAGGAATGTTTGAGCTTTAAAGGTGTCGAGCCTTGCTTCAAAGTTAGCCGCATCAGAGCCAGGAACTGTCGGAAACGCTGAGCGAATTCCTACTGCTTTTGAAAGGCCGGGGCTTTGCTCTATCTCGTTGAGAGAATCAAGCGCGGTGCTGAACGTATCAACTGCACCCTGAGCGGCGGCCTGCCTGTCAGCGCGGGCTATGTCAGCCTTTTGCCGAACATCTGCCTGTTTCTGTTTTAGCTCTTCAAGCTTTAACTGGTTGCTTTCTCTGGCTATCTGTCTGTCCAGAGCCTTTTCTTGTAATTCTGCTCTTTGTATTTCTCGGGAAAGAGCAGCATTCTGTGCGCTGATGTTCTGTCCACGTATCTGGATGTCCTGACCTCGAGCTGTTAGTGCTTCTCCTGCCTGATTGCTGCGGATTGTCTCTGCCAGCCTGCCTCGGTCAATCTCACGACCAGCCATCTTGTCCTGAACATTGAAGTAATCAATCGGACCAAGAGCAGCCATTCCAAGGTGATCAACAAACTCACCAAATCCTGAAGGATTCTGCTGATACATCTGAGCAACGTTATTAGGGTCAACACCGACGCGAGTCAGTTCCTTGGCGTTGTTTTGCAGCCATGATTGCATTGCTTCTGGAGACGATGACGCAAGGCGTGCGCCAGCCGCTAAGGTACCGATGGAATTGCGCTGGTCTTCGTCTGCCCACTTCATACCAGACTGAATCTTCTCTAATTGACCAGGGTATTTGGTCATCAGATTTCGAACCTGCTGTCGATCGCCGGACTGGATGGCTGCCGCATATTCTTTTTGGAATGCAGCATCCGCTTCCCGTTGCTTTGCGGCTTGATATGCTTGAGCGACACTACCAAGACCCTGCAACGCCTGAAGGCCGATGTTATTGCGACCTGAGCGCTCCATTTCGTTGTTCTGGCGAATATAGGCCAACGCCTCACTTACATCACTTGCCTTTGGCGCATTTGAGTTTTGCCCACCGATACCAGCAAGAAAGCCGCCTGAGTTGATTCCTTGTTGCCAAGTAGCCATATTCCCACCTTAAAACAATGATCCAAGCCCACCGATAATACCGCCACCAATAGCGCCAACAGCTGTACCTATTCCAGGCACCACAGAGCCAATCATCGCCCCTGATGCAGCACCGCTCATGGCACCTCCCAAGGCTGATTGCAGTCCTGATGGTCGGTTAGCATTAGCCGCAGATGCTGCCGCCTGCTGTTGATACAATTGGCTGACGTTGTTAGCGTAGTTCTGTCCGGCATTTGCCTGACCTGTAAGAGCACCAAGGCCGATATTTGCCAGATTGTTGTAGTTGTTCATCTGACCTGACAGCCAGTTTTGACCGAGTGTAGGTGCGATTGCTGCTAACTGGTTTCCTGTTGCTGTAGAGCCTAATCCACCAGTTGCCTCTGCTGCTGCCAGACTCTGATAGCGCGCCTGCCCTGCAAGGTCTTTATACTGCTGAGAGTTGTAATACTGGTTAAGCGCCTTACCTTGCCCCTGAAGAGAGGAAAGATTTTGCAACTCTGATACGTACTGCTGAGCGAGTGGCGTAAACGGTGCAAGGTTCTGCATGTTCGTTTGCCACATTTCACGCTGCAGTTCGATGCCCTTTTCAGTGGCGCGTGCCTGGGCTTTTGAACCGCCATCACCGCCACCTTTGCAGTAAACAGTTTTGCTGAGGTGCTTATTGGCAATCTGGAAAATTAACATTCTTTAGCTCCTCGTATTTTGAGCGCGGTAACTGATAAATCGTGATGCCTACAGGCTTTCCATTGCTGGTATAAGCATCATCAAGGTGACCAACACGGGTAGCGCCAAGCAAACGGATAATTGACCGTCCGTATTTCGTGGTGTCAGGAACCATAGTGATGCTGTTAAGGAATGGTGAGTTTTCGAGAAGCCATTTGCAGAATAATCGATGCCCTTGCAGTGCATATTCGCCACGGAATCCGGGGTCGTACACCGCATGGCATTCAACAACGCTATGCCAGAAGTTACGCACTTCATGCACTCCGACCAGCATCAGTCCTTCGTAGATGCCGAGGTATACCGCATCAGGCTTGATGTAGTATTTGTCTCCACTGTCTACGATATTTCCCGTGTTTGCCGGGTTGTTGAGGAATTCTGCAAGCTTCACCGGATTATCGATGAGCTTTATTTCCATCACTGCTCCGCAATGATTTTGATGGTTGTGGCAGTAAACGCCGCCCCATTTGACTGAATGGTTAACGTACTGCCATTTGTGGCAAGAAAGCCGTCTTTATCCACGCTGAAGAACGTAGCTAACAGGATGTTGTCGGTTGTTGTCGCCGCATTACGACTGCTGACCAACGTGTCAGGAACAGAGCCGGAAAAGGTTAGCTGCATTGACCTGTTGGCGGTTCCGCTGGGCCACGTCCCGACGATCGACAGCTTGAAGAACAAGGTTTTGTTCTCGTTGAACACAACCATCTTGTTGTTAACGGTGTCGAAGAATGGTGCCAACGAGCCTGATGACGGCGTGAGCGTTTTCAGCAGGCTAACAAGGTTGGTCGGCGCTGTCGGGATGGTTACAGATACGCCAGAGTAAACAACCTCTGACTTCTTGCGAGTAGTGGCATACTCCAGGGCATCGATGCGCGTTTCATGGTCTGAAACCTGCGACTCCAGCGACTGAACTCTGGTATCAAGAGACGCAATATCGCTTTCATTCTGAGCGATTCTCGTTTCATGTTCCTGAAGAGTTGATTCTGCCTGGCTGATTCGCTCCTCATGATTAACAAGCGTTGCTTCCGCAGCAGAAATTCGCTGCTCATGGTCAGCGAGAATCACATCCTGCTCATCGTTCCTGACTTGTGCGTCATAAGCGCCCTGTCCGGCCTCGTTGGCCTTGTTAGCCACGTTACCAACATCAGTGTCCTGTGCGATAACGTAAAGCAGATACGACTGCGAGAAGGTATTGCGTGGAAGGACTGATGTATCAAGCCGCGTAGCTTGGATGATTACCGGCACATTGAGATTCGAATCCGCCATTACTCAATCCTTATCTGGCAACCAGACAGAGTGACAGGTGACTTCGTGATAACGCGCAATTTGAAACCGACATTTTTCCTGATGCGCCCTACTCGCTTCCACAAAACGCGTTTGTCGTAAACGAACGGTTCATTCTGCTCAATCATCTGCTCACGCCCGTAATTGATGCCGTCAGTGGTTGCAGAGAGGAACAGGCGGTCGGCGTACTGAGCTACGCCAGTGGATGATTCCACCTCCAGATCGAAGCATCTGGCGTTATCCGCTTTGAACAGTGGAGTAAACAGCAGGTGTTCCTGTTGAAGCCCATACTGACTGCTGATATCGAACTGCAATTTCCCGGTCACCGATTCCAGCTTATCGCCGCACGTTATCTGATTTCCTTCGTAAATGAAGTCGATAGCGCGGTACACATCGTCATACAGGCCTGTTTTCAACACACACCATTGCGGACCATTGGCGCTTGAAGATGCGTCGTACACGAGAACATGGCGCGGAAGGTGGATAATCAGCAACTCATGAGCATCAAATCGCAGCGATTCCATCACACCATCAGCCAGTTCATCAGCAGTGTAGGAGCGGAGGATTTTCTCAATGCTCGCGCTGGCGATTGGTGACACCTGACCGGAGCCGATGATGTATACAGACGGCGCACCTGTTGCCGGATTGCTGATGAACGCATACGAATCAGCAAACGGCGTTTTGCAGTAAGTTCCGGCAATGCCTTTCTGCACCATCAGCGATGGCTGTGCGACATACAAAGCGGCACCAACGGTGGTTGCCCCAGTCAGGGAGAAATATTCAATCGTCGATGAACCAAAACAGACGATGAAATCTCGCCATGTGCCGATACCTATGATGCCGTCCGGCTGAGATTCTGCGCGATATTGAGCACTGTAACGGTCAGGGTGCGATTCGTCTTCAAGGTCAGTGATAAACCATGAATCAGTACCGTCTTTTGACCACGCATAACGCCCACGTAAGCGAGTAATGTCACGAACCGAACCTAACTCATACTGCGTGAATCCGCTGCCTGTAGGCCAGTTTGAGACGGTTTTAACCGTGCCATCATAGCGATACTCGACCAGTTGACCATTAACGCCTACAGCCTGAGATGTCCGACCATGTGCCATTGATACGCGACCACTTCCGGCGACGTCACCGACTTCGCTTTCGCCTTTGTACAGCTTGCCGCCACACACACGATAAACAGCATTCTGCGCCATGTTGTACTCGACGCCGCGCGATACGCCGTTCACATCAGAACGTTTGGCAATGCCCGGGAATGAGCGAAGATATCCGCTGCTGTTAAGGATTTCTTTTGTTGTAGCCAGCATATTCACTGGCAGATAGTCGATATAGTCGGCGTTTCGGAAGTCTTTGCCGACACCTTTCATAAGCGGAAGTTGCTGAATAGGCATTTATTCACCTATGCGTTTGGGATATCGCCACCAATCAGAGGGAGATCGCCTGGATAATATCGGTCAGATGTGAACACGTCATATTTATTACCCTGCCCTACAGGAAAATCTCCACGTCGTCGCATTGAAGGAACAACCAGAGTGTCGGTCATCAAGGCATCATATGAGCGTTGGGCGTTACTGAGAACTTGCGGAGTTGGTTCAAGGCTGTAATCAGATAGCATTCTCAGCAATAACTGATAGCCTACTGCGTGTTTGTATTTTCTTGGAAGACCTGACTCATCATCTGGTAATGGCTGCTCATCTCCAGTTGCGAAAGCGTAACCAATGTCGCCGGGGTTAATCATCCACTCGGACATCATATCTTCCAGATCATTTACACCATCTTCAATTGATTGCGGCTCAACATCAGTAAGCGATGCATTAGAAGCAATAGCAAACTTACGAAGCGCAAAAAGGACGATCTCACCCTTTGTCAGTACTGTTGCCATTGTCCGCCGCCTTACGACCTCGCTTACTGGTCGGTTTCAATTCATCAACTGAGGCAACAAAGCCCAACCTTTCGAAAAACTGGAAGTCTTTTTCTGCGATAACGGCCTGTACATGCCCGGATTCGTTATCTGCGGCAAGGAATACACTCATCCGATCCATATTGTTTCCTTAAAACATAAAAGGGGCGTAAGCCCCTTGTTATTACGGATTACCGAAGAACTGACCGCCCATGTGAGGGTTAAAGCACACATATGCAGGCAGTAAGTCGAAGCGCATTTTTTGCACGTTGGCATCGCCATCTGCGTATTTATGTACGCGGATGGAGAAACCTTCATATGTTGCAACAGCAGAATCAATACTGTGCAGTTTCGGCAGTGGGATAGAGCCAAGTCCACAGAAGAACTTGTTATAGAACAGGTTTGGCTTCATTGTCTGGCTAGCAGTGCCTACTACAGATACGACATCGCCTGCCTCTACCTGACGACTTACAGAGTTGTACTGCGGGTTTGTAGTGTCATAAATCGGAACACCAGAAAGCGTAACCGTCACATCGCCACTGCTGTCTGAATTAGCATCAGCAGTAACCGTTGCAGTGAAGCTAATTGGTGTGGCTCCGTTATACAACGCCTGTTTGGTCTGCTGTTGCAGCCAGTGGGTATTGGTGAATTTAACCTGATCACCAGCTTTCAGAAAACCTGTAACGCTTGCTGTCGCTCCGGTCAATGTTACAGTGAACTGGTATGAGTCTTTAACTGCGTTATAGGTAACAGTTGGCTGTGTTTTGACTGTCAGTGTTCCGCCAAATGCCCCCTGCGTACGAGAGGCAAGCCCATTAGACATCAGTGCGCGAATGCCGCCAAAATTGGTTGGGATCTGTGCATTCTCCCATGCAGTACGAACCAATTGATCTGAAGCGTGCAAACCAGTCTGCGCATCAGCAAGTCGCTGTGCAGACCATGGATCCATTACAGCATAGTTTTCACCTTCATTAACGCCGAGGTCTTTCAGGAAAGATGCCGTCTGCGCAACATCAGACCATTTGGTGATTGGAGTATTGGGGCTACCAAGTGACAACGCACCGTTATTCATCATGAAGTGAGCAAGCTCTGTTTCAAGGTCGGTAACGATTCGCTGGCGAACCGGCGCGAGAATTTCTTCCAGTTGGTTAAGCTTGATCGCTTCCTCCAGTTGCTGATATTCAACAGCAACAGTGATGTAGTTACCTACACGCCCCGTAGCTTTACCTGAGATCAGGTTGTTTTTATTTTTCCCTGAAATATCACCAGTGGGAGTACGGAGGGATGAGAATTGATGTGGACGTTTAAAGCTAACGCTATCGCCAGTGCTGGAGTTGATTTCACCTGCCAGCAACTGACGGTCTACGGTTTTCGCCAGAACTAAATCTGACATAAAACCCGGAAGGAATTTTTTCAGAACGATTTGACTGACGTTACTATCGAGATTGTTAGGCATTTATCTTTTCCTTATTCGATTTTTGCGCCGGGGCATAATTTGTTGAATTCGTCTTGTTTCGCATCAGCACCGCCACCACGTACTTCCGGCTCTGGCTTGATGGCTTTCTTTGGTTTTGGAGCAAGGCTTACCTGTTTGCTAATCTGCCCCAAGAGGAATGCTGCGCGAATTGGATCTGTCTCAGCGGCTACACGCTGGCGTAATTGCTGGCTCTTACCTAAGCCATAGGCGAGTAGTTCAGAGCCTTCGTCTGCACAGTGAATGATGATTTCCTGCTGAATTGGTGGTAGCTCACTAAGAACAATGGCTTCCATTTCCTGATAATCTTTCACAGGAAGTTTGGCTGCCCGTTGTTTATGCGCTTCTACCCTTTGCTGGAAACGCTGCTGGTATTCCTGTTGCTGACGTAGTTTTTGTTGCTGCTGCTGTTCGACACGGCCTTTTTTCTCATGCCAATCAGTCAATGCCTGTTCAAACGCCTGTTCGTCATAATCACACGACTCAAGAGTCGGTTTTGGTGGAATAGCGTCTGGTTGTGGTTGCTGATGTTCCGCAGGCTTGGCTAATGCTTCCTCAAGCTGGCGGCGCAACTCACGGTTTTCTTTCTGTGTTTCTTTGAAGCCTTTGCGAAGATCTTTTACCCATTGCGGTGCAGGTTGCCCGTCAATGTGATCATCATCGTCAGCGTTAAGCTGAATTTCTTCATCACCAATACGCAAGGCGTAATCTTCTGGTGTCTCTTCGGTTTTTTCAGGCTCAGTTGCCACCTCTTTACCGTTGTCATCCTGGCTTTCATTTTCAGGCTGTGACTCTGTTTGGATGATGGTTTCTTCTGCATTTTCCTGTGTTTCAGACAGGTCAATAACCTGACCGTCGATGATCAGTTCGTTTTCCATTGATTACTCCTGGTTAACTCGGCATTAAGTCTGCCGGTGACTGTGGTGGTGACTGGAATTGCTGTTGTTGTGACTCGGCGACATCTTTCAGAAGGCGTATTGCCTCCATCACTGCTTTGTCATCGATGTTTCTGGCTTGAGCCAGTTTATAGACAGTGTTTGCCTGACTCTCCATCGCATCCTGCTGGGCAGTAAATGCTTTGATTTGAGTTTGAGCAGTTTCGTTAGTTGCTTTTTGCGCTTCTGCCTGCGCTGCTACCATTTGCGCCTGAGCGAGAACCATTTCAGGATTTGGCTGGCTTTGTGCTGCCATTTGCGCCTGTTGAACAATCTGCTGCTCTTTCTCATTGCGTGGTTTTGCAATACCAGATATCAGCAGTTGGTTTCGGTTGTACTCTTTGAAGTCATCAAGGCCTTCGCCATCGATATTGTCCAGAATAATACCCTGAATTGCCGGGCGCATTGGGTCCGTTGGAAGCATAGAGCTAAGGACATTTGTCAGTACAGAAACCGTTGCATCACGTCGTGCTGTGTAGCTTGGTCCAACATCAACTTTCACATCGTATCGACCGACAGAAAGGTCATTTAACGCAACAACAGCCCCTGTTTGCCTGTCAACAACCTGTGCGCTCAGGACAGCGATATCATCACTTCCATCTTCGTTAACGATGCGCACTTCACGTTCTGAACCGTACACTTCACGCGCCATTGACAGCCATACTTCACCAGCGCGTTTAAGACTTTTCGCCATATTGTCCAGATAGATAAACGAAGCCATATCTGCTCTGTTCATCAAGTTGTTAACCGTTTCCTGAGCAATATTACTTGGCATCTGCTGCATGGCCTGACTGCCGCCTGTAACCTCCTGAATATCAGCACTGGTTTGCTGTAGTAATACAGCCAATGCCTGATTCATAACCGCAGGCTGTGTATATCCTGCCGGGGTAGCTCCAGCGATGATGTTGCCATATTTATCTCTCACTTCGCGCAACGGCAAGAACGCTGGTCGTTTCTTGTTGCGAGCCTCCCAGTGCTTCTCAAGTCCACGAATTTGCTCCATGCCAACTATAGGGATCTGACCGGGGTCTTGCGTTGCAGTATCAGCCAGCATTGAAACCTGAACGTTGTACAAACGCTGTGGATCCATTGCTTTTGCAATGTGCCCTTCGACACGCTCAATGTCATCAATGAACCAGCGTTTTCCATAAACCGGAATGAGGGGGATATGCTCACCAGGAATACGTCGAGGTTTCTCAAGGAAACCATCACCATCCACTACGGATACATACACACGACGGCGCTTCACTGAGCGCCTTGCCACTTCCTGAAATCCAGCTATTGCCAGTTCATCTTCAATATCTTCAACCTGATCACTGTCGTATGTTGCAATCTCTCCAGTGATTGGATGTCGATAACTGATGACGTCAACAGACTCTTTACGAACTTCGTAATACTTCGCTATGTAAATAACATCTTCATCAAACCAGTCATATTCCCAACTGGTCATAGACGTTACATCCAGAGAAGCAGGAGGTTTCTTTCCGTATTCAGCCTCATATTTTTCAGGTGACAACGAATACATGCAGAACGCCCACAACGCGTCAGATTTGTCGTACTTCTTAGCGTCAGGGTCAAACCACACAGAGCGCGACGGGTCGTATATTGGTTCAATAGCAATGCGCTGACGATCGTCCATGGGGTCGTATTCATTGACCAGCATAGACGTCAAACGGAAGCAACCGAAACCACCAGTAGCAGCGTCGTCAAATGCATTATCGCAAGCCTCACCGCCATCAGTTTCTTCGTAGTCAGCACGGAACAGACCATTTAATTTATTGGCTAACTCTTCGCTTGCCTCTCTGTCACCAGGACGAAACTTAACGGTGATTCTGTTATTGCGGTATTCTGCAATGATGCGGTTAAGTTCAGTTGCTACCTTATTGATTTCAAACTTAGGATACTTCTCGAACTGCTCATCAAGCTTAGTTCCAGCCGCCGTTGCTCCTTCCCATTGACCTCCGGGGACACGAGCAAACCTCGTAGCTTCAATGCACTTTTCGCGCACTTCCTGCTGTGGAGAATAGGCGCGGTCAAACCTGAGCATGATCCGCTCATGTTTTTTCTCTAATGTCTCTGCCATGTTTACCAACCGGAGGATGAGGGAACGTATATTTCTGTTTCTTCGCGGACCAATGCCGGGCAATGCATACACATCATCAGCGCATCAGCCAGGTTAGGAGATGGGATACCGAGCTTCTGCTTCATTTCGACCTTAGTCATAAGCTCCAGCTTCCCGTTATTATTGAATTTGCGCTGAATCTGCGTCAGTTCTGCAAACAGCTTCTCCAGCATCTTCTCGCCTATCGCTTCTTTGTCGAAGCTCAGCATGTCGTCGGGGTCTGCATACTCACCGTGGACAACCGCCCGATATGTCAGATACAGCCTGTCAGCCAGCGCGTAATAGAATTGCGCTCGCTTATTGCGGAACACATCACCAATAGTGCGAACGTTGTCGCCCTGTACGACTTCATCAGCCCATGCTCCGGCCTGATACGGCGCATCTTCATCGAATGGCGATTCACTGCCCTTGAACATCGTGGCGGTGATTTTCTTACCGGAGAATGCTTCCGTTGTCTGTCTGCGTAGCCCCGCACCGACGCCATCACCATCCCACAGGTAATGGTCAGCGCTGTCTTCAATCGCCAGCGAAGTAGCCCAGTCAGCACCCTCGTTGATGTCCATCAGCAGACCTTCGGCAATGCGCTTAACCACCGAACCGTGACGCGATGCGTAACCTTTAGCATCTGGCCCTGTATCTGACGGGTCATGCGCAGAAACAACCGCACCTTTCGCTTTCCATCCGAGTTTCTTGTGCGCATCGGTTGCGGCTTCAAGCCATTCACGTTTGATGATTGCCATATCACTTGCGCTTACCGGCTCACCAAGCCAGATGTGACGATACAGTGTCGGATTTCTGCGTTTGCACTCTTCCATCTCCAGACGGAGAACTTCAGGAAAGTGCGGGTTGTCGGTGTAGTTCACCGTCAGCAGACAAATATCATCGGGAGGGTTTACTACGAATCGCTGATAGGTATCGTCGAGGATGTTTTTCGGGTTGAAGCTCACCCATATTTCGGAAAATGGCTTGCGGATGGTTGGTATCAGGATATCCCATGATTCCTTCGTTACCGCTTCCGCTTCCTCCACCCAGCAGATATCAATGCCTTCGAGCGATTTAATCTTCGTCGGGTTGTTTTTGATGCCGTAGAACATGAACTCAGCATTCGTTCCGAGATGACGAATCATTGAACGCTGAATTTCAAACTCAGCCGAATACCCTTCCCGCTCTATGGTGTCTTCAAGCAACCGGATTACCGAATCGCTAATACTGTTTTGCAGTTCACGAGCGCAGAGAATACGCACCGGCTGCCGACGCGCCGCTTCAACAAGCAGCCTCGCGATTGCCCATGACTTACCGCTACCTCGACCGCCTTTGGCGACTTTATAGCGATGCGCCTCAATGAACGGTTCAAAGATAGGATTAATCGAGGTCATTTTCCGAATAGAGTGCTCATCGGTGATGTTTCAATCTGGATTGCGCCGCCGTCTTTGCCTGTTAGCTCGTGATCAACCTTATCGCGCCATTTATCCTTCTGTCGGTTCTTAAGCCAGAAGATGGCGGCGGTTGTATCAGGCGGGTAATACTTCTCAAGCGGAGTTTCGACAATTCTGTTTTCAATAACACGAATATCGATGTCTGGAGCCACGAAGCCCATAGCGCGTTGATAAAGACGATCACTAACTTCTGCATCAGCGACGGCCTTACCCTTTTTTATGGACTCCGAAAACTCAGGATAATCAAGCTTCCACTTGTTAATAGTTGACTCACTGACTTCGAAGAAATCAGCAAGCTCTGCATCGGTGTAGCCCAGCAAGCACAGTTTGCGTGCCTGTTCGGCATACGCCTCTTGATACTTTGTTGGGCGCGCCATGTTTATGCTCCGGTAGTGAACAGGTCTAACGCTTCCTTCGATTTACGCACCGCTTCGATTGTGCGGGTCGTGATATCTGAATTAGCGCCGCCTGACTGGAAGTGAATTTTGAATAACTCAAGCTTCAGCTCGTCAGTGCCAATGAACTGAAATGCTTCTTCTGCGGCTGCGTTCTGGTTCATGACCAGTTTGTAAATCTCTAACTGGAATTTCTGTTCTTCAGTCATGGGAATAATCTCTGCCATTGTTGGCTCCGTTTATCCGTTGAAAGGGATATCAGTTAAGTTATCCCGTGTATGGTATAAGCCATTGTCGAGACCATTCATTGAATGGCCTCTGCAATAACCGATGTCTTTCCATCAGTCCGCCACCACAAAGAATCTTTTTTGCCATAAGGATGGAGGTTCATCTTTCAGTGGCTGCCAGTGTTATTTCCCCACTTACTGGCTTGGGTTGTTTCGCGGTACTGCCGTAACTGGTGGTGCACAGATTTAGTTAAATCTGTTCTCGCCTGAACTATCTTTTACATACCCGGATTGTGGGGATGTAAATCACGGTTTCATTATCAAGCCCACCCGTAGATGGGCTTTGGAATGGTCACTTTGGCAGTCCGGGGATCGATATTTGCGCCTGCTGCTCAAGCCTTTCGATTCTTGCTATGAGTTGCGGTTTTTTGATCCTGCCCCAGCGGTTCAGCAAGCGTCCTGACATACTGGCAACATCCTTTTCCTTCATGAACTCCAGCATTAACTCGTTGTGCTCTCTTTGGTATGAGCGAGCCATCTCCATCAGCCTGTCACGCATCCAATTAAATGCTTTGATAAACGCCTCTTTGATGGCGGCAGCTTTTTTGCCGGTAAACGACATGATGATGTACATCGCGCCGTCTTTGGAAATTTCATATTCAACATACTGATTACCCTTGTGTTCATAGGTAACCCGCGAAAAGTTGCTGGTTAGAAATTCATCCGAACAGTCTAGCTTTTCGATTTTCTGAATGATGTGGTGATGCTGCTTGTCGAAGTAAGCTGCTACCTTGCGGGAGGTTGTGATCACGCGATCACCAGAAACAACCACCATGTCCCGGAAATCGAGATTAGCCAATTGATGATTCATAGCGTCTTTACCTTTTAGAAAGATGAGCCTGTTCGCACAGAAAAGCCGTCCCCGAGATGGTCGCCACCATATACGGCAATTCTCAGGCTCAGCTTTCTGAAAGACTCGGGATTGTTACGCGCTGCGATGCGCGGTTTACTGCAGATGTAAAAAAGCCCCGCAAATGCGAGGCTAAATCCTGGTATTTGTAATGACTGGCTCTTATCTCAACGCAGCCCCTTACCGCGCGCCAGATGCTCAATATCAAGCATCAGCAATGAGATGTTTAATCTGGATTCACTCCAGAAGTGATCATCACCCTGTCTACAGAGCCAGATGTGAAGGATGATGAGTAAAATTATCGCTATCATCGAAGGCATTGCGTCCTGATGTATTCCTGCAGGTAGTTAACCTGCGCGGTTATCCTGTCGATTCCACTTCTGAGACGGTAATAATTGAGTTCAGCATCTGCTGTAAGTCTTGGGCTTTCTCCATCGCCCATGCTGCTGGCTCCGGTCGTTGACTTTGCACAGGTGGCGGCGACTTGCAGGCGCTTACGCCCAGCAGAAACATCAGCACGGAGGCTTTCGATAGTCGCGTTAGCATCAGCAAGCTCCTTTGTGTATCTGGCGTCAAGTTCTGCTACATCACGTTGACGCTTCTGCATG